CAATGACGTCACACGCTTACGGGTCTACGCCGCCAGTGTGATGGCGATCATGCGCTGGGAGCCCCGTGTCAGCGTCAGCCGCGTGCAGCTGCACGGCGCCACGCTGCAGGGCCAGGTAGTGATTGATATCGAGGGCCGTATCCTCGACCGTAATCAGGCGTTGAGCATGAGCCTGCCCCTGCAGTTGGGAGGCGGCGCATGAATACCTTCGCCGCCATCGACCTCAGCCTGTTGCCCGCGCCGCAAATTGTGCAGCAGATCGATTACGAACAAATCCTCGCCGAGCGCAAGGCCTATGCCGTCAGCCTCTGGCCGCCTGAAGAACAGGCTGAAATCGCGGCCCGACTCAATCTGGAGTCAGAGCCGCTGACCAAATTGCTCGAAGAGAACGCCTACCGCGAAACCCTCTGGCGCCAACGAGTGAATGAGGCGGCAGTAGCCAATATGCTGCCTCTGGCCACCGACAACGATCTGGACAACCTCGCGGCCAATTTCAACGTCCAGCGCCTGGTGATTCAGGAAGGTAACCCCACCGCCAACCCACCTATCGCCCGGGTGATGGAGAGCAACGACAGCCTGCGCGAGCGTGCGCAGATGGCTTGGGAAGGACTGAGCACAGCCGGCCCGCGGAACAGCTACATCTTTCACGCTCGCGCCGCTGATGGCCGAGTGGCTGATGCCACCGCCGAAAGCCCCAGCCCCGCAGTAGTAGTGGTGACGGTGCAAGCCCTGCTTGGCGATGGCAGCGCCGAGCCCGGATTGCTGGACGCCGTCACAACCTACCTCAGCGATGATGATCGGCGTCCAGTAGCTGACCGTCTGACGGTGCAAGGCGCGGACATTCTCAACTACCTGGTCAATGCCCGGCTCTACCTGAATACCACCGGCCCCGAGTCCGAACCCATCCTTGCCGCCGCTGAACAGCGTCTGTTGGCTTACGTGCATCAGCGTCGGCGCTTGGGCATGGAGGTATCAGAGTCGGCCCTGCATGCCGCCATGCATGTTGAGGGTGTGCGCAAGGTGGAGCTGCTGGATTGGGTCGATGTAAAGGCTACCCCCTATCAATCCCCCTACTGCACGTCCGCCATCCTGGCGCTGGGGGTTGAGTCATGAGCGAACTCTCGTTGCTGCCGCTCAACGCCAGTGACCTGGAACGTCATGCGGCCCATGCCCTGACGCAGATTCAGCGGGTACCTATACCGTTACGTCAGCTGTGGAATCCCGACACCTGCCCCACCGAGTTGCTGCCATATCTTGCCTGGTCGCTTTCAGTCGACCGCTGGGACAGCAAATGGTCGGACGCCACCAAGCGCGCCGCGATTCGCGCCTCCTACTTCATCCACTCGCGCAAAGGCACCATCGGCGCCTTGCGCAGGGTCGTCGAGCCGCTGGGCTATCTGATAGAGATTGTCGAGTGGTGGCAGACCTTTCCAGAAGGGGTACCCGGCACCTTTGCGCTGAAAGTAGGCGTGCTCGAAACCGGCATCACCGAAGAGATGTACCAGGAACTGACCTTCCTGATCGATGACGCCAAGCCGCGCAGCCGTTACCTCACCGGCCTGGCTATCAGCCTCGAAACCACCGGCAGCCTTAACCTGTTTGCCGGCCTCTACGAAGGCGAGGATATCGACGTCTACCCGCCGGCCCTGCGTGACATCGAGGTCACTGGCCACTTCGGCCCGACAGGCCGTGAACACCAAATCGAAACCCTGGACGTGTACCCATGATTGATCAAAGCAGCCAGTTTATGGCGATTCTCACCGCCATCGGGGAAGCCAAACAAGCCAATGCCGATGCCCTGGGCATCCCCTGGACGTTCGCGCAGATGGGGGTGGGTGACGCCAACGGCACCGACCCGATCCCTGATCGGGGACAAACCCGACTGATTAACGAGCAGCGCCGGGCACCGCTGAATCAGGTCAAGATCGACCCGCGAAATACCAACGTGATCATTGCCGAGCAAGTGATCCCGGAAAATGTCGGCGGCTGGTGGATTCGTGAAATCGGCCTGTATGACCTGGACGGTGACCTGGTGGCGGTAGCCAACTGCGCGCCGAGCTTCAAGCCCTTGCTGGCCCAGGGCAGCGGCAAGACCCAAGTAGTGCGGATGAACTTCATCGTCACCAGTGCCGCCAATGTCACGCTCAAGATCGATCCCAGCGTGGTGCTTGCGACACGCCAATACGTGGATGAAGCCATCAACACCCTGGATATGAAACAGTCCGTACAGGTGGCCACCACCGGGCCGGTGGTGTTGTCCGGCGTGCAAACGGTTGACGGTATCGTGGTGCAGACCGGCGCGCGGGTACTGGTGAAAAATCAGGCCGCTGCCCAGGATAACGGCCTGTATCTGACAGCCGATGTCTGGAAGCGAACCCCGGATGCTGACACCAGTTCGAAGGTGACCCCGGGGCTGACGGTCCATGTTGAGCAAGGGGCCGTTAACGCGGATACCCAATGGCACCTGACCACTGACGCCCCCATCGTGCTGGGTACGACAGCGTTGACCTTCCAATGGGCAGCGGGCCAGAACGCTCCGACCCAGCCTGTTAACGAACGCTCGCGGAAGGTGGCCAACACCGAGTATGTGTGCGCCCAGATCGAGAGTCCGGATCAGGCTTTTCCAGCCCAGGTGTATCGCAAGAATCGCCTGATCAATGGCAATTTTGATATCTGGCAGCGGGGGCCAGCGGGCCATGTCGGCAATCTGGCCGGCCCGGCACAGACGTTATACGGCCCGGACCGCTGGATGCTTTCCATGCCGGCCAATTCAGCAGCTGTCTGGGAGCGGCTGGGGTTTGGACCCGGCGAGGGATCCAATGAGGGGCGCTTCGGATTAAGGGTTTCGCGCTCGGGCAGCAGCGACGGCATGAGAATCAGCCAACCTATTGAAAGTGTCGAGACCGGCGCGGGAAAGTGGGTGACGGTGTCGTTTTACATGCGTTCATCCATCCACCACACATGCAACGTCTTGCTGCGCCAATCCTTCGGTGTGGGTGGCACGGATGCAGGCCCGGGTGTGAGTGAACAAGTGGCCGTCACCCCCGTGTTTAAACGCTACGTGGTCACCTTGAATGTGCCCTCGATAGCGGGCAAAACACGCGTGCCTGGTCGTGATTTTCTTGAGCTGGTTTTTGATAGCCAGGGGGCGGGCGCCTACAACCTGGACCTGATATCTGTGCAACTTGAAACAGGAGCGGTTGCCACTGAGTTTGAACTGAGGCCGTTTGCGCAAGAGCTGATGCTGTGCCAGCGCTATTACGAGAAAACCTTTTCGTATGAAATTCAACCGCAACACCGGATAACCCACATCGGTTCACTGGTCTCTATCGTCTATCACGGACAGGCCGGCTCCAGCAGCCAGCCGCTTGGGCATTGGCCGTTCAAGGTCGAGAAGCGAGCCACACCCAGTATCACGCTTTACAGCGTAGCCGGGCCGGATGGCCAATGGCGCTCAGGCAGTGATCAGCATTCAAGCGCCAATGCCCGTGCCCTGCTGGTCGGTACACGTCAGGTCAGCATCGACAACAGCGACCTCGGGCTTGTCCCGCAGACGTATTACATCCATGCCACTGCAGATGCAGAACTTTAGGAGCTGCCATGAGCTATCAACTGACCGCAGATGCTGACACGGTGATTCGCCTGGATGACGGTGCCACGGTCCCGCGCGGGCATCGGTTCTGGGCTGAGTACGAAGACTGGCTCGCCGCAGGTGGCAGTCCTGAGCCGGCGCTGGTTTTAGAGCCTGGTGCTTCGGAGCGAACCTGGCGTGATACTGAAATCGAGCGCGTAAAGTGGCTGCGGGAAAGGCACCGCGATGAAGTGGACTCAGCCCGCCCGACCACGATGACGGTCAAACAGTCCGGCGAGTTGCTGGACTATGTGCAGGCCTTGCGCGACTGGCCAGCATCGAAGCACTTCCCAGCCAAGAAATACCGTCCGACTACGCCCGACTGGGTCACCGAACACGCCCGCTGAAACGCCCCCCGCACCCTGTAACCCCCTTCCCTACAAGCTCACGCGCTCGCCCAACCGGGGCGCGCGCGGCAGCCTGTGCAATATCATTCCACTGCGCAGGCACAACCCATGGCCAATTATCTTCACGGCGTGCGGGTCATCGAACTCAACGACGGCACCCGCCCCATTCGCTCTATCCCTACCGCCGTCATCGACATGGTTTGCACCGCCGAGGATGCGGACCCGGCGTTCTTTCCTCTGGATACCCCGATACTGATCACCAACGTACAAACCGCTGTCGGCAAAGCCGGGGTCAAAGGCACCCTCGCCGCCAGCCTGCAGGCCATTGCAGACCAGACCAAACCCTACACCATCGTGGTGCGGGTCAAGGAAGGTGCAGACGAGGCCGAAACTGCCAGCTCGCTGATCGGTACCTCCACAGCAGACGGCAAGTACACCGGCATGAAAGCCCTGCTCGCCGCCAAGGCCCGCGTGGGCATGGTGCCGCGCATTCTTGGTGTGCCGGGTCTGGACAGTCTGCCGGTGGCCACCGCACTGGTCAGCATCGCCCAGCAGTTACGGGCCTTCGCTTATGTCAGTGCCTGGGACTGCAAAAACAAGGAAGAAGTGGTCGCCTACCGCGAGAACTTCGGCGCCCGTGAAGTCATGGTGATCTGGCCCGACTTCCTCAACTTCGATACCACTACAAGCAAAACCTCTGTCGCTCCCGCAGTGGCCCGTGCCCTGGGCCTGCGGGCCAAGATCGATCAAGAAGTCGGCTGGCACAAAACCCTGTCAAACGTCGCGGTCAATGGCGTTACCGGCATCAGCGCCGACGTGTTCTGGGATCTGCAAAACCCGGCCACCGATGCCAACTACCTCAACAGCAACGAAGTCACCAGCCTAATCAACGAAGGGGGCTACCGCTTCTGGGGTAGCCGTACCTGTTCCGACGA